GCCCCTTACGGGGCTCCAGGCGCAAGTCGGACACTACAGTGTCTTCCCGCTATTTGTAAGGAGATAGGATGACATATGTAACCCGGCGCCGTACGCTACGCCAACAGACTTATACCGGTACTAGTTACCGGGATGAGTCTAAAATTGGACGTACGTTGCTTGAGTTCCCTTGGGGACTCAATCTTTACGACCGTCAGGTTACAACATCGGAAGGGCACCGCTGGCCAGAAGGTCGCGGTGTAAGGGATATTGGAGGAAATTTTGACACTGTCAAACTTTCCTTCAAGAGCAGTGTTGGGCCCGATGCTACTTTTAGCACCGGGAAACGCTCGACGCCGTCTAGTGACATTTGGTATGTTGGCGATTGTCTTGCTAACATAAACAGTGCCACTGGACCAAATCCAGCTGCCTTCACTGACGCGAATGCTACAGATGCAACCCTGTTTTCCTGGGTGCCATCTAGTTCAGAATCTCAACTAGTGGCCCTGGGTACCGGGTTCATTGCTGATACCATTCCAACAAATCCCACGATCGACGGGTCTGTTTCTTTGGCTGAACTTTACCGCGAGGGTATCCCCCACGTGCTTGGTTCTTCGCTCAAAGAGACAACTTCCATTTTCAGAACCCTTGGTTCTGAATATCTGAGTTTTGAATTCGGATGGAAGCCGTTTGTTTCTGATCTCAAAAATGCTGCCAAGGCTATCATTGAAAGTGATGATATTCTACAGCAGCTTGAAAGAGATTCAGGACGAAACGTCCGTCGTCATCGTTCCATTCCACGGAAAACAGTTGTAAACAACGTGTCGGAGCTTCGCAATACCGTATTTATGTCCGGTATCGAATCTCTGGCGTTTTCCGGTCCTACCACGTACCGGGTGTCTGATCTCCAAACTAGGGAGCAATCATTCTCCGGCTGCTATACGTTCTATTACGAACCTGCGTTAAAATCGCAGATTAGTAATATTGCGACGCAGGCTAGACTTCTTTATGGCCTCGATTTAACTCCTGAGGTCATTTGGAATCTAGCGCCGTGGTCCTGGCTCATCGATTGGGTTGCCGACGTTGGTCCGGTTATGCATAACCTGTCCGCGTTTTCAAGCGATGGCCTTGTCTTGCGCTACGGCTACGTCATGGAAGAAAACTTCCGACGTGTCACACGAGTCAATCAGAGGGCTGACGTGCCGAGAGGCACCGATCTACCTCGTGAGGTTCGTGAGACGTTTTCCGGTCTTCGGAAAACTCGCCGTAAAGCAACTCCTTACGGATTTGGACTTGACTTTGCCGGCTTTAGTACCCGGCAATGGTCAATCCTCGGGGCTTTGGGCATAACCCTCGCACCCCGACGCCTTTAAGGCAAAGCAGGCTCCCACAAGGAAGTCTGCTTCATCAAAGGACCTTACAAGGTCCTTCATCCCCAAAGGAATCGTTCTATATGTTCTCTGATCCTCAGGCCGTTACGGTGTCCGGGTCTGCAAAGTCGCTCGTTCGTACGGGCTCCACCGAAAACGGTGGTAAGTTCGCCACGGCCGATCGATCTTACCAGATGCTTGTTTCTCATGCATATGGTAAGCGGACCCGTCACACCATTCGGCTTCAGTTCGATTCGCTCATTGCGAATCCTCTCGTCACCGGCCAGAATGTCCAGAATTCGATGAGTACTTATCTCGTCGTGGACACTCCGAACGGTTTCGATACTGCCACTGCAAAGGCCGTCGTTGACGGCTTTCTCGCGAATCTTTCCGCGACCAGTGGGGCCAACGTCACCAAGCTTCTTGGTGGCGAAAGCTAAGATCTGAAGATCAGGAAACTTAGAACAAGGAACGTACTAGCCCCTTAAGGAGGCAGCACGTGAAAAGTCCTGAGTTTCTTTGGCGGGAAGTCGCCCTTGAATTGGGCGACTGGTGTCGTGTTAGCGCCGTCCGAGACATTCAAACCGTCTCGGAGCGAACGAACATGGAAGGTTTATCGTTTCTAACGATAACCCTACCTAACTTTGGCAAGGACTTCGACGAAGCCATTGACCTCGGTCAGGTAGATCACACTCATTTTGTCGGTTTCCGACGACTGAGAGGTACCCCCCGATTTCTCGGAGGTTTCCTTGATCTTGTGTTCGATCGTAACACTGGTACTATGTTGACTGATCCGTCGCTTGACGCAATCTATGCGGTGAGACAGTTGTCCCGTCTCTTCGCAAAGATCTTGTTGGATTGCTCTGATGAGCGAACTCAACACGCGTTTGACACGTATAAGTCAATCGAAGCTGAACTGGAAGAAGCCAGTCAAGGTTGGTCTCAAATGGATATTCGAGACTTCAATCGCATGGCTAAGCTTCTTTTTGGTGGGGTTCTTGGTCGCATCGATAATCTCGTTGCCAACCACGAACTCTATCCAAAGCACGGGCCCGGTGCCACTGCCGACAAACTGCTGGGAAACCAGAAGTATCGACAGTCTTTATGGCACTGGAGACTGGAAGTCGGAGGTTTCATATCTACCGACTTCCTGTTACCCAACTCGAGGTACTACAAAACCCTCGAGTCCATCCAGTTCGTCACCCCGGAGCACGAAAAGCCCGTCAGGGTAATCGCTGTTCCTAAAACGTTGAAGACACCTCGCATCATTGCCATAGAGCCTACGTGTATGCAATATACACAACAGGCCCTAGCTCACCCGATAATGGCTGCCTTGGAGAGCTCGTCTCTTCTCGGTGGCATGATCGGTTTTACCGATCAAGGTCCCAATAGGGACCTCGCTCGTGTGGGTTCGCTTGATGGATCTCTAGCTACGCTCGATCTGAGTGAAGCCAGTGACCGTGTCCACAATCAACTCGTTCAGATTCTTACCTCTGGTTACACACATCTTAGTGATGCTGTGCAAGCATGTAGAAGTCTGCGAGCTGACGTACCTAACCATGGAATTATTCCTTTGGTTAAGTTCGCGTCTATGGGGTCTGCTCTCTGCTTCCCTATGGAGGCGATGGTCTTTACGACCATCGTCTTCTTGGGAATCGAAAGAGCCCATGGTACCAAGTTCCATGAACATTCCGTTAGGAAATATCATGGTAAGGTGCGCGTCTTTGGCGATGATATTATCGTCCCCAAAGAATATGCACGTTCCGTGAGCGAGTGCCTTGAGCTCTTTGGGCTCAAGGTCAACCGCCACAAGTCTTTCTGGAATGGCAACTTCAGAGAGTCTTGTGGGAAGGATTACTACGCTGGCCGCGACGTTACTACAGTCAAGGTCAGACGAGTGCTACCTTCTAAACGGAAGGACGTTGACAGGATCGTATCAACTGTTTCTCTTCGGAATCAGTTGTACGCTAAGGGGTTCAGACGAGTCCCTCAGTACCTTGACAACATCCTGGGTAGTATTCTTAAATACTATCCGGTTGTTGAATCAACATCTCCTGTTCTAGGTCGTCACGACCTATCTGGGGTTTCACCGGATGGGTTTGACCGGAAGACTCATAGTCCAACCGTTAAAGGTTGGGTTGTGAAGTCCCGGTCCCCTCGCAATCCTTTGGATGGTGAGGGCGCCTTGCTCAAATACTTCCTGAAACAAGGCAGTTTGCCAACTGCTGATGTGAAGCATTTGGAACGTTCTGGACGTCCGTTAGCCGTCGACATCAAGCTGACGAATGGACCTATCCGTTAGGATAGGTGCGGATCTTTCCGCGTAGTCGAGGCTGTGCCTCGCTGCAGAGTTTACTCTGCGGTGGAGGTGCACGGTATAAGGGATTATTCCC